GCACAGCATCCTCAATGCCTTCTACTCGTTGACCCCTGCTGTTTCCGGGACTACCGTGCGTGGCGTCTGGGCTCACAACTATTCCAGCGTCAATTCGCCTATCGTGCTCGACCGTACCAACCTCGACCCGATCGATTCCCACCACGACTATGTCTACGCCGGAAACACGGGCGGATTCTTGCCGTACGAGACGAAGCCGGAAGTGCATGAGTTCACAATCCACCACAGCCCCATGATCGGCTCGCTCCAGCCGCCTACCGATCCGTACAACCTCACGCAGATGGTTCTTGGCGGTTCCGACTCTGATACGAACGGTCGTCCGTCAGGTTATACATTACCGTGGTACGCTGAACCGAAGTTCGACACCATCAAGATGTTCCGCATAGGTATGGATAGGTTCCAGGTGAAGGCGAAGCTGGTAGCTTGGCCGCAGTTGCTCGAAAACGAAGGAACGACCGGCGAATACCAGTACAACCGTTATCACGATGCGTTGCTCGGTGCCTACTACGTCAGTGATTTCACGTGGGGCATCATGCCGTTCTGGGACGATCCGACGGTGACTCCGCCTACCCAGCTGACTACTGCGGCTAACCCAAGGTTCTTCAAGGGCTCTCTGTCGTTCAGCTTAAACAACATGCCGGACAACTTCACGGACTACCACGTCTCAATGGAGATTCAGTATGAATGCATGGACAAGCACGAGTATACTAATTAGGCGGTGAGGAACAATAAAGATGGCATTAGAAAATTCACTTGAAATCATCCAGCAGTGCAACGAATTCCTCACGAAGTCGTCTGCACGCTTCGCTACTACCCTTCTCCGTGCTTCCAAGGACTTGATCCGCTATTCCGGACAGTTCTGGGACGACGACATGAAGAAGTTTCGTACCGGACGTAGCCGCATCTACCTCAGCCTGAACAACTGGAACGTTCTCTGCAACGCTATTTCCAGCCCTATGTCCTCTTCCCCGTGGCACACGGAGCTGAAGGACAAGACGCAGGAGTTCAAGCTGGTGCAAGAGGAAATCGACAAGCTCGAAGCCAGCAATGACGTGAAGAGCGCACTGGTCGACGCTTTCCGCAAGTGCGTGCTTACGGGTTATGGATTTATCGTCATAAGCACGGACGTAGACGAGTTTACCGACGAGCCGACCGTCGTGCTCGAATCGGTAAAGCAACTCCAGTCGGTAGCACTAGACCCGAACATCAACACGGTCTCCGGCTCCGACGCGGAAGAAGGCGCAATCGTTAACTATATCGGGCTCAAGAAGGCACGACGCCTCTATGGTGACGACGTGGCTCCCTTCGATTACCCCGCCACTTCGACCGTCATCAATTTCGGACAGATGAACCAGTGGGGCTGTGCTACCGACCAGCTCGCAGTAGTGTCATATTATGTCAAGGAAAATGAAGGCGTCCACTTCTACAAGATCGTGGGAAACAAGATAGTCCAGGACGCAATACTACCGATAAAGTACATCCCGATTATCCGCTTCGCAGGGAATGAAATCTACGAAAAAGACCAGATAAACTATGACGGCATTGTCCGCCAGACACTCGACCTTGAGCTCGGTGCAAATCAAGCTTACTCCACGCTTATCGAGCGTTGCGGTCGTTCAGTCAAGGCTTCTTACCTTGCCCATATCGGCGCATTCGACGGATTGGAAAAGCAGGTCCAGGCGTGCGACAAGGAAGACGCGATGGCTGTGTCTTGGAAGGGTGAAGTAGAACCGAAGCCGTTGGTCGAGCAATTCCAGACTGGTGACTTGCAAGCGGTTATTCAAACGACCAGAACTCTCATGGAAGACGTTGTCGGTATTCCGCTCACCGGTATTCCGGATAGCTCTCCGGAAAAGACGGCGACTGAAATCATGCGTCAGCAGACTTCCAAGGAATCCAACACGGCGCAGTACTTCAACCACGCGTTCACCGCTTCACAGGTCATCTCGAAGATTTTCATCGAGCTCTTGAACGGCGGTCAGGACTTGCAGTTCACTTTGGAAAACGGCCCGAGTGTAATCACGCGTCAGATGAAATCAAGACAAGAGCTCACGGCTTTGGGTGCAATTTGTCCGGAAGAAATGAAGCCGGTTCTCGCCGTCTACTTCGCAAAGACTCTCGAAGACGACATCGGCGAAGAAATGACCAAGAACCTCATTGCCAACTTGCCTCCGAACATCCGCTACATCGCAGAGGAACAGAAGGCAGATCCGGTCGCGCTACACCAGATGGAACAGATGAAGCAGACCTTGGATATGGCGATGGCACAGCTGGACCAGGTAGGCGCACAGAACGCTGAACTCCAGAAGCAGCTCGACGCCGCACAGCTTTCACTCATGGAAGGCCGTGAGGAACGCATCCTCAAGTGGAACATCGAGGAAATGAAGGAACAGAACCGCATGGCACTCGAGACCGCAAAGCTCCAGCAGAGCGGTGCCATCGACGCCGGAAAGTTACAGCTTGACGCTGCGAAGGCCGCACAGCAAGCCGAGAACGACAACATCAAGGCGATGCGCGAGTCCGACCAGATGCTCGCAGAAATGCAGGACAGGGTCGACCAGGCGGAAATGAAGGGCTACGCGGACGGCGTGAACGACGGCGTGGACGCGGTGACCGGGGGCTAGCCCATGATCTCCTTCGACTTCGGCAAGAACGGCTCCAACCTTGTCAACTACGCCAACCGCCTTGCTGCACGTAGGCAGACAGACGCACAGCGCGAGGCGGTGTTCGCGAGATACCGCCAGCTGTACGCCACGAACCCGTACCTTGCAAGGGTGATGGCCGACAGGGAGCTGGACTCCATCCCGGAATACTGGGACGAGGACGTACAGCCTCGACTGCCGCTCAACCCCACCAGCACGATGATAATGCGTGTCGAGCCTAGGATGGGCGGTGCGTTCATCTATTTCCGGTCTAACCCGTCCAAGCCGTACTGGTATCCGGCTGGGGGAACTACCGAGGCGACGGCGAAGAAGGTCGAGGAACTCGTCCTGTCCCCGGATGTCGAAAAGCACTTCACGCAGTTCTGGAAATAAGCTTACTACTAATTCGAGACAAACGCACGTGAATAGGCCACGCGCACTAGAAATTTAACCCGCCTATTTGGAGATTCACCTATGGTGAGCACTGAAGATGCCCTTAACTATCTGAAGCAGAAACACGAAGCCGAATCCGCAGCGTCTGGACAACCTGAAGAGAAGGCTACGCCGGAAACCGAAGATAAACCGGAAACCCAGGGTACCGAGCAGACGACAGTCCAAGAATCTGCTACGGAGAAGAAGGAAGAGCCGGTCAAGACGGACGATAAGCCAGCCGAGAAGGAAGACGAGAAGCCTTCCGAACAAGGTAAGGACGAAGTCAAGTCTGACGAGAACGACACGGAAAAGTCTGAACCGAAAAAGGAAGACAAGCCGGTCAAGCGCAAATACACCCACGAAGAACGTGTTGCACACAAGTTTGCGAAACAGAGCGAGAAGCTCCGCGAGCGCGGCGAGACAATCCGCAAGCAGCAAGAGCAGATCGACAGCCTCAACAAGGAACTCGAAAAGTACAAGGGCTTGAAGCTCGAAGACTTCGAGAACAACATGGAAGCCTACACCGACTGGAAAGCCAAGGAAGCTTCGATGCAGAACGAGGTTAAGTTCCGCAAGGAAATGATGGAGCGCGAACAACGTGAAGCAGCCGAACTGGAAACAGCTAGACGCGAAGAGCTTTCGTTTGAAGACGAGGATGAACGCGAGGAGTACCGCGAGATGCTACGCATCAACGGCCCGCAGTTTTACGACGCGTTGCAAAAAGCCGATGCAGACTACCTGCATCCGGACGGCAGAGGCGAAATTGCGAAGACTGTGCTAGGTTATCTGTCAACGGTCGACAAATACCCGGTGGTTCTCAAGCAGCTGATGGACTTGAAGACCGGAGCACTCCGCAGAGTATTCAACGGAAGCAAGGACCCGGAAATCATCAAGAACAACCTTCACCAGCTGACCCAGGAACTTCTTTCAGAGCAGAAGAAGCCGTCCGCAGATTCAGTTGCTCAGAAACCGCAGAATCCGCCCAAGCCAATTCCGGTGATCGGAAAGCAGACGACGGCGAATTCTAAACCTAGCGAGCCGGTTCATGACCGCGCGTTTTGGACAAACTACGCAAAGAACCATCGCTGAACTCTAAATAGAAAGGAATAAGCAATTATGGCTATTACTCCAGTTGTTAACAACAAGGTCGAGCTCATCGCCTTCCGCGCAGCCGAAGCTGCAAACTACCTCCGTATCGGTTCCCGCAAGTACTTCAAGGACCAGCTTGTGGGCAAGCGCAACGGCCAGGAATACACTTTCGTCGTGCGTGATGCTGGCGTCTTCCAGGAAGGCATGGACTTGTCCGCTAACGGCCCGTCCAACCTCACCGAACGCGCTGTCACCAAGAAGCTTGAACTTGGCAACATCCTCATCGCCACTAACCTTCTGAACAAGGTAACGGACATCGACTGGGACGATGATATCGCAAAGATTCAGGGCCCGAAGCTCATCCACGGTGTCGTCCGCAAGGCTGTTGACGCTGACCTCGGTCTCCAGAATACTGCATTTGTCGGTAGTGGTTTTCAACCTTTGTTCAAGGCCCAGAACTTCCTCAAGACCATTTCTGACGCTCCGGCATACGGCTTCATCAATCCGATGATTAACTCCGTGCTTTCCAGCAACGGTCAGTCTTTCTCTCCGGCTGAAGCATCCGACGTATTCTCCAAGGCGGGCCTTACGGGTAAACTTTCCGATACTGAATACCGCGCAAACCAGTACATGCCGATGGTCTCTGTCGACGCCGCTCTCGTGACGGCTCTCAAGACTGCAACTTCCGTCGTGTATGCAGCTGACGCACGTACCGGTCACGAACACGACGCAACGCTCACCTTCACCGGTGTTGCAAACGCCATCGTTCCGAAGGGCTACGTCCTCTGGATCAAGGGCTGCTACGCTGCCGACATCTGCGGCGACAAGACCAGCGCGCTCAAGGCTTTCATCGCCTACGCCGACGGTACTTCCGATGGCACTGACTCCGTCATGTACATCCGTGAAGTCAACTTCGCTGGCGAAGGCACGAAGGAAGTCACGGACAAGGACGGCGCAGCTCTCACTGTGTCCACCCTCAACGCCCTTGTCAATACCAACGACAAGGTGAAGGCTGCAATCGACTTCCTCCCGGCTGGTGACTACTTCGGCGGCTTTGTCCGTATCGACGGCGCAATGGAATTCGAGACTGTTGACCAGCTCGACGCCTCCAACGCCGACACCAAGAAGGAAACTGTTGAAGGTATCACGGTTATCGAAAACCGCGCAGTCGACGTCATCAAGGGTACCAACGATACTCGCTGGACCGTCGTGTCCATGTCTGGTATTGTTGAACCGCGTGAAGTGGCCTATTGCCTAGTACGCGATCAGGTCATCAACCAGGTCAGCACTAACCCGTAGTACCTAATCCGCACTATTTGATGTTCCTCGGCGTCTGGCTGCATAAGCCAGACGTCTTTTTTCGTTTATCCAGTCTCTGTTTTTCTTTCGGTATTCTGTTTCCCTAGCATGAACCTTATCGTAGTTATTATTACGATAGTTCTTGTCCGCTATAGACTTTTTACGTCTTTGTTCATCGGTCATGGGATGCTCGGCACGATATTTCCGCTGGTATTCAAGCTTATCTTCACATTGACGTACGCCATAATCTGTACGGTTAAGAACTGTTGAGCTATTTTCAACTTGTTCTTTTACGGTAGCCCAACGAAGATTGGATACTCGGTTGTCCGTAGCGTCTCGATTCAAATGGTCAACGGTCGGCTTGTGCTCTGGATTCGGTATGAAACATTCAGCTACCAGGCGATGGACATAACTACCGTGACCCTTGTATACGATATAGCACGACTGGTAGCTTTTAGCCTGTCTTCGTAACGAACCCCTAGTCCAAGCAAGATTAGCTTTAGAACCAGTCTTTGTGTGGGCGAACACCATCCCGTCTTCTCGGACGAGGATTCCGAGTTTCGGGTGCTTAATTGTCATCTGTCCAGATAATGTACTGCAAATCATGGACAGAATTATAGTAAAAACGTCAGATGCTGTCTACGGCATATACCCGTC